ATATTGCCACCTTTTAATAATTCAAAGACTTGTTCTAAAACATAGTCTTTTTCAAATTGTAAAGTATTTACATAATCTTCTTCAGTCACTCTAAATTTACCAGTAATTTTACTTAATCCAGAAATTGCTAAATATTTTTGACCATATTTTCTTTGTAAAGCCTTGCCAATTTCATACCCAAAACCAATATCTCCCAAGATAAGATCTACACTATATAGTCTTGCTAATTGATCTACTCTTTCTAATCTAAATTCAAGATCAGGTTTTTGAATTTTTTCAGCCCAGGCAATTTTAAATAATTTTGGTCCCTCTTGAACCAAAATTATAGCAGTACTAAAAGATTTGCCAATTGTTTTTTTATTCGATGATTCATCAGAATCACTATCTGTATCGGCATATTTGAGACCCCAGTCTAAACCAAGGATAATTCTTCGGCTAGGATGGCTTTTTAAACTATGAGCCATTCTTAAATCAATATCACCACACTTACTGTCAATATCATCTCTAGAAACAGTAGCAGATGAACCAGAGAAGAACTCTCCTAAAACTTCGTTTTGATAAGCCCTTTCAGTATTAACTGGATGATTCTCTGGTTTTTCATTGATTATTTTCCATCTTGGAAAGTTAGGGATGAAAAGCTGATTTAAATGAAAACCTATATATTTGTTTTTTGGATTATTATTATATTCAACCCATTTACCACGCCCAGCTGCTTTTCTTTTATCTTGTTCATGCTTACAATGTATACAGCGAACAATAAATCCATGACTTGGATTTTCTTTTGGCAAATCATCTTCTATCCAAATATTTTCCCATGCATCTGTGCCAGGAGTGTATAGTGGAAAGTGTTTTCCACAAGATTCACAACCCAAATGATAATATTGTTGATTAGATGCAAGCCATCTTGCATGAAAGCTACTACCCTTTTTCAATGGAGTACCGAATAACATCTGAATACCATCACCTACAGGACCATATTGTGCCTGTGTAAGCGACTTAATAGCATTTTCAATAGCCGTATCTCTCATATTTTGAACTTCGTCAAATAACATAGCATCAGCTGAAATACCACGAACTCTATCTCCTGTTAAACCAGTAGATTCAATAAAAATATAATTATTATCTTTAAATTGTTTATAATTTAAAGAATTATTACTGTCTAGTCTAGTTTCTAAAAAAGAAATCTTTTCATTTTTCTTTTTAGGATGTTGTACGGGCTTGGCAGTAGCAATGGTTGATGCGAATTTAGTTTTGGAAAATCTTAATGATTGTTCTAGAATTGGAAATAAATGAGCAACTCTAATAGGTGGCTTTCCATTTTTACCATATTGTCCATTAGCAAGAAGAAAAAGCTCAATAAACAAAGAAGCCATAGTTCCACCGATCTGGCGGCTTTTTAAGAATACAACAGGTTTACCGCCAGGTTTAAAGGCTTCAATGGCTATATATCTATAAATAGCAATATAAGGTTCCCATCCATTTTTTAATTTTAATGGTCGACCATCAATTGTAATATATTTCTCACACCAGTAAACTGGATCAAGTTCTAAAACTGATTCTTTAAGCGAATCAAATAATTCTTCATTTGTTTGCATAACTTTCTATAGCTGAATGAAATATTTTAATAGCTTTTTTATATTTATCTATATCATTGCTATATAATAATTCAAAGTTCTTTCTACATTGACCAAAATAATTATTAAGATTGTCAATTATTTCATCATAGTGTTTAAAAAATAGATTTTTATCTAATTTAGATTTAATTAAAACAGAAAATTGTCTTGCAGTAATTTGATTTGTAGAAAACAAATAACATTCTCGCCATAACAGCTTAGGAAAATGATTTATTGTTTCTTTAAATTCATCAATACAATCACTTAAATTAGTATAAAACTCCACATCTCTAAGTTGATGAATTTGATTTTGATTAACGTTTTCTGGTTTTAAATCTTTATTTTTAGTTTTAAATGGTAATCCATACCAATGATTAAACTCTTGACTTTTAGTAAATTGAATGAAATGACGAAGCTCATGTCTTAATGTATTTTCTTTTTCTTTAATAATATATTCAAATTTTTCTAAATTATAACTATCAAACAAATCTTCATCATCAAAATATATAAAAATAATAAGATGATTTGGAAAAAATTTGCCCGAATTTTGACCCGAATATTTTTGTAAATGTAAACTTAATCTAAAGTTTTTATAATAAAAAAAAGAACCATGCAAACTTTCGCTAAATAATTCCATTTTATTTGATTTTGCTAAATAATAATTATATATTTTAAATGTATTTTTTAAATTATTTAAGGCTCGTTGTTTGTTAATATTTAAGGCATCTAAAATAGACTTAACAACCAACAAAAAATCACCAAAATTATCTGTTTTTTGATCGTAATACTTTGTATCTCCCAAATATATTACACACTCAATAAACTCACCATCTCTTTTAAAAGAAAACGTAGCTTCTTTTATAATCAAATTTGTCAAACAATCATTTTGATAATTATATTCATCAATATAATTTATTTTATATTGCTTGTTAATTTCTTTATTTTTAACTAATTGCTCAATTTCTTGCAAAATAGCATCATAATTTGGAATTTGATTTTTAATTGTATTTGATAATTTAAGTGCTGATTTTCTAATATAATTACCTGCCATACCAAATAAAGTTTCATCAAGAAATTTTTTCATCTCTTGGTAAAGCTCTATTGGATATGGCAATTCTCCTGCTAATTTATTAAATAAATTAAACAGTTCATTCATTTTTATCCTGGGTAGTTGGCAGGAAAATCAAAGTTTTCTGTAGATGTTGGGTCGAATTCTTCTCCCAACATTAATCCACGATCACGGAAGATTGGATAACCCATATCTTCCAAAATTTGCATGGTAGAAACTTTTTCTCTTTCAGTCATTTCAAATTTTTTAGCCATTTTCTTTAACGTTTCTGTTAAAGAATGACCCGCAGATACGTGTGAGTTTATACATACACGTGCTACATAAGAAAGAAAAATTGGAACATTAACATCAAACTTTCCAGCTCTCCAAGCAGTTTTAACTAATTCTTGTTCATCTGCAGAGGCTTTTTTCGTTCTTTTCTTTTTATAAGGATCTTTAATTGTTTCAATCTTCTCTCTACGAGATTCTAATCTTTCAATTCCATCATAAATAGAATCTAAAGCTTTTTCCAACTCATCAATTGCCATGGAATCATTAATATCTTGCTTAGCAGCTAATCTAACATGCTTTGCGCATTCTTTTAAATAAGAAATTGCTCTTTCTACACCAGAAAGATCACGTCCAGAATGTCTTGGTACATTTTTTAGTTTTTTATCTAACCATGGTAAAAATCCAGAAATGTTCCATTTCCATGGATCGTCGTTCATTTCTATTTCTTCTGGTTCTTCTTCTACAACCAATTCCTCTTGGTCATCACTGCCTGGAATTTTCCCCAAAGAAAATTCAAAATGCTTCTCAGCCGATAATTCTCCATCAGGAGATTCAACAACCAAATCACCTTCTACAGATGGTCCGGAAGCAAGTAATTCTTCATCTTCTGGGGATTCTGGTGTAAATTCTAATTCTACTTGTAAATCACCAACATCTTGCAATGCACTTTCTAAATCATCAGAAAGAATGTGAACACCATCAAAATCAACTTGTTGTGCTTTAGATAACTTCATGAAATTTTATCCTATTAAAAGAAAGACCTGTCTTTATATAATCGAAAATATTGCTATTTAGCTATTTTTTGGGCTAATTTATAAAACAAATCAACCGATTCTGCTAATGAATACTTTTTCTTTTTTTCTTTTCTGGCTTTTAAAAAATCTTCTACAGATTTATATTTAAACATACCAGAATATAAACCTTCACCATAATCATAATTTTTTCGGACTGGATTTAATTCTGGTGGTGCTTTATGATCTATATCAGTCATACATTTCCTATATAATTTTTCAAATTAAGATCATTTAGTAACATTACTGTCTTTTCTCTATTAAACTTTAAAGATTTTTTTAAATTTTTGGAAATATATTTACTATCTACTGAATATAATAAATTTCCATTATGTTTAATGAAATCTTTTACTTCCTCAGCAATTTCAAAGTTTAATTTGCAAGATAAATACACCGCTCTTATAATTCTTTTAGGATCACTAGCCAATGTTATTTCTGGTTCTAAACAAGTTTTAATTACTTTATTTTGCAAATCAGTATAACCAACACCTAAAGGATCATAAAATTTTGTAAAAGAAAAATCACACAACAAAGCATTGCAAGTAAAATCTCTACTTTGCATTTCTTGCACTAAAGTATTATCCGAAGTAAAATTATAGTTATTTACTATAAAATGGCTAGAAAAATCTAATTTTATATTGTCAAAATAAATAGAAGTATGACCATCTTTAGAAACGGATGAATCTGCTCCTAATTTTGAAAATAATTCAGTTGCCAACTTTGCTAACAAATGAACATCTTCAGACCCAGTAGTAATATCAATATCATTCAAATTGTTACTTAAACCCAATAATTTATCTCTAACCAAACCTCCACACAATAATGGTGTAGAAATTTTGTTATTAGAAGCTAAAACTTCTATTATTTTTAATAGCTTAGTTAACTTCATTAAACTTTAGGTTGTTGTGGTAATGCTTGTGGTGGAACTTCTGCTGGTGGATTTAAGTCTGTAATTTGTGGTGGAGCCACTGCTTGATCTAATTTGTTGTTTTCTTGTTGTTTTCTTTGATCTTTTCTTTGTTTTTCAGCCACTTCATCTGCTTTTAGTGATTCAGCTAGAGCATTTGGATCAATTGGAACTGTACTTTCCCCAGAAGATCTGTTTTCATTACCAAACAAATCAATTTCATCTTCTTTTGGAACTTTTATTGTTCCTTTAAGTTTAGCTAAAATATCTTCTATACGAGTTAGGGCATATTGATTAGCATCAAGAGTTTTAGAAGATGCTTCTGCAAGACTTGGAAAGAAAGCAGATAAATTCAATTGATCCATCATAATATCAATGATAGCTAATTGTCTTGGAATTTCTCTAGTTCTAAATAAATTAACTAGATTTTCAATTCTATTAATTACATCATTAACTGTTACTTGAGATAATGCATGTTCTAACAATAAATCAGTTTTTTGATGCACTTGAGTATCAGCAAATTCACTTTCTGGCGGAACTTCTGCTTCTGGTTGTTCAACTACTAAGTCTTCTTCAACTGGAGCTGGTTCTACAGTTTGATCTACAACGGGAACGGCAGCTGGGTCAGGTTGTGGCAAAGGAACTTCTTGAGCCACTACAGTTAAATCTGAGACAGGATCTTCATCCATGTCTTGAATATCCGCCACATCAAAGTTCAAACCTTTTATAAACTCTTCAATTGCTTCTTCGCCAGTACCGTCAGGTTGAGGTTGTGCTGCGTTTGGGTCTGTTGGCTGTGGAGTAACTCCTGGAATTGGACCGGGAGGCGATGGTGGGGTGACGGCTGGGGCTTGTTGAGCTACCTTAATAAGTTCCCTGCCAACAGCTGAGTAACCAGCGCGAATAAGCTTTAAGCCGTGACGAACAATCAAATCTTCCATCAAATCTGCGTTTTTAGTTGGAAGAATTTGAATCATTCTTTTAACTTTTTGTAGTTCTTCGAGCCAAACTCTAAAACCATTATCTAATTTTTTATCTAATTCTTTTTGTAATACTGGATCTGAAGTGGCTAATCTTTCAGCAGAATTTAATCTACTAATGATTGCTTTCATTTTATTTTCTGATTCTAATTTTTTATTACTTTCTTCTGGGAGTAAAGTTGGTGGTAATTTTGCCTTGAGTTCATTAATAGGAAAACTAGAATTTAATTGTGCAACTTTATAGGCTTGATGTCCGCCATTGTTATAAAACTTAATCCATTGTAAAAAATCTAATTTTTCTACAGGATCCCAATTATCAATATGAGCTTTTAAAGATAAGTTCCAATCATTATTTTGGCTTGCAGTTGAATAAATCTTATTAAAAGTAGAAATCCATTTAGTCAAATCATAAGGAGTTTGAGAAATAGTGCTCATTTGGATGTTTGGGTAAGCAATTTTATTCATATTTTTATATTATTTTATCCGTCTATATTAGTGTCTTCATTCAAAAAACTTGCTTCAAGTTGCTCAATCTTACCAATAGTTACTTGCTCGGGAGTTTGTTCTCTGTAAGAAAAATTATTCAATTTATTTTGTAGTTTTTCCCAAAACTTCCCTGCCATTTCTGGTTCCATTTCAAATAAAATTTCTCTAATTGCTTCTTGTAAATAAGATGTCCTCTTATCTATATACTCAACTGTATGGTTATGTTGAACTATATTTGTTGGTGCTAAATCTATTGCTTTATTATAAAACTCAATTGTTTTAATCCATTGTTCATAATATTTAATTAAAGCATAATCTCCCTTTGCTCCAATTGAAGATGGATCACTTTGAATTCTGTCGAAAACCTGCTCAAACCGAGAACTAATTAAAGTTTCCATTTGAACAATTTTCTTTTTAACATCAATTTTATCTTCTGCAAGTTCATTAATTCTTTCACGATATGTTTTTGAATTTAATAACGAATCTGCTATTTTATCATCTAAGTTGCGTCCTTGTTTGGTAGCAACCACATCTTCTTTTAATTTGTCATAAGCATTTAAATATCCAGAATCAATAAAATCTTGAATTGTTTTTTGACTTAATCTCAAATGATTTGTTTCTTGAGTTGAATATTTTGTTTTTAACCAATCAGATACACTTTTTGCAGATAACCCCAAGAATAATTTTTTAATTATTTCTTCTTTGTCTGGATGTGATATAATGTTGTCAAATTTCATAAGTATATATGAAAAAAGGGCTAGATCTGATGATCCAGCCCTTTTATTTAAAGTTTTTGTTTTAAAGTTTAATCTTTGATTTTTGCTTTTTCATCCATATACAATCCAGGATAAGGATTGATATTCATTAAAGGCACTTGAGATTGCATTTCAACAGAAGTTCCTGGAACTTTATTTCCATTTAGTGTTGTGAATCCAGCTTTAAAATCATATGTTTTTTTATCTAATGAGCATTGATAAACATCATCAGAAATTCTTTGAATTTGATAACCAGGATGGTCGGGACATGTTCTTGTTTTTAATGGAGCTTCCATTGGAACATAATGCTTTAATTGTTTGTCAACTGCATCAATTGCTTCTTGACCATGAAAACTTTGTTTAATTTTATCATTATTTTCTCTATGAGAATCTTTTTTTGCTTTTATTTCAGCAATTTTATCGGCGAATTGTTTATTAAAATTTGCTCTTTTTTCGGCATTATCAATTGCCAAAGTTAAAAGAATATTATCAATCATTGACGAAGTTTTTTGTAAACTAATATCATTACTTTCAGCAAGAATACTAGCAAGTTCAGATAAACTTCTCAATGAAGCTGTTTTTTCATCTTCTTCAGATTCTGAAGATTCTTTTTTTTCTGAATTTTTTTTAGTTAATACTTCTAATACTTCATCAGTTTCTACTTTTGAAGAAACGCCATAAGCTGCTTGTTTTAATTGTTCTGCAATACCTACAAAACATCTAGAAATAACAAGTAATTCTTCAGTGCCTGCCTTTTCAGCTTCCACTAAAAGTTCATTGTCTAAGTCTAAAAAGTTATGATATAAACTAGTAAGTTTTTCAACTAGGTTTTTATTTTTCACTATTACTCCCAAAAAATTTTGTAAGTGCTAAATTGAGGACTTTTCTCGCCTTCTTCATTACCTTTGCGGTGCATTGGACGGCATTGTCCATATTTATCTTGATACACTTTGTGTACTGGAAGATTTGTGTGTGAACATACTAAATATTTGCTATTTTTATCATTAATTGGAGCTGAACATTTAACATTATGATCGTGATTTAATGAGGCTGCTTTTTTGAAATCTCCAGCCAAAGCACTCATATACATTTCATTTCCAATATCAAAAGCTTCTTTATCCAAGAAAGCCAATGCATGAAGCGCATCTTCTGCTTTTAACAAGTTGTCTTCTTTTAAAGATTCAGCTAAAGAAACTAACACTTCTTGGCTTGTCAATTCTGCATGAGCAGATGCTGACATTAAAGCCTTATTATCAGTATTGTTTTCTATTAAGCTAGAAAGACCTTCTTTAGAGAATTCATTTATTTCACCATTAGCAATGGCTACTGTTGGCATGAAAACTTTACTATTTACAATTTTAATTGGAACATTAACTGCCTTGGTATGATCTAATTTAGCAGCAAATACAACATGATCTTTTGTTAAAGATGCAATTCCTAGTTGACAATTGAATCCCAAAGCTCTCAATTGCTTAGAAAGCAAGGTACGAGCAGAATCAACGGCAACTTTGCCAAATATTAATTCTGCTTCACCAGCTGTAGTTGATAGTTGTTTTGCAAAACCTTGCAATTCTTCTGGTAATTCATATTGGGGCTCTTCAATCTCTGAGGCAGATTTAAACAAATCTTCAGGATTGGAATAAACTAAACCTAAATGATCTAAATGGAAATTATCATTTAATGAGGCTGTTTTCATTTTTTCAACAGCTAACTTCACTTCATCAACTTTTCCATAATTAGAAATATAATTTAAAACTTGAGAAGCATTGACTTTCAAAGTTTTACCAGCTGTTGTTTTTAAATGATTTATCAAAGAATCTTTTGATAATTTTTCTAAACCATTTTCACCAACAAAATAGCCAACTACAACAGGTTGATTATTTACAATGTCAACTGGGATTAATGCAGATACTTCTCCTTTTGGAGATTCATAACAAGCTCTAGCAATTAAAAGTTCTGAAGTACCAGCGACAACTTCGACTGTTTTTGGTGGAGCTTCGATTTTATTAAGATTATGAGCAACAAATTCTTCAACTTGTGATGCTAATTTATCAGAATAAGCTACTAATTTATTTTCTCTATTAAATACTGATTCAAGATTTTTTACAAGAACCTTATCAGTTTCAGCATAAATATCAAGATCTGGCTTGTCTTCTGGTAGGACTTTTTCAACTTCAGGAACTAAACCTAATTCTTCTTGAAAAACCTGAGCAAATTTGTTATTATTTGTATAAAGTGTTTTATATAAATTTTGTAATTCAGCTCTGGAAATTACAGGTTGTTTATCTAATCTTTTTTCAAAAACATCCAACATTCCTAATGTAGTAATGTCATAAGGATGAGCATCAGCAAGCTGAGCAGTTTTTGAAAGTAAATTGCCTACAAGAAAAGTGTCACTGTTATTAATTGCTTTTGCAGCTTTTAAAAGTGCGTTTACAAAAGTAAAATCCATTTAATTACCTTATTTTGCTAACTCTGGATGTTTGGAAAATAATTCTTGTCTTTCATTTTCTGACAATTTATTTAACAACCCTCTAACTAATTTCGAATTATTAGCTAATTTTTTAGGAAGACTAGCTATTACTTCGTTGATTTCAGCTTCAGGGATTCCCATATTAACAAATTCAGCACTAGCTATTTTTGAAATGGGATAATTTTTATAAAAAATATGAACATCATCTGTTCTTTTATTTACATGAGTTGACCAGCTTGACTTTGCAGAAGCTTCTTTAGTAAGATCTTCTTCATAATTGGCTAGAATAAATTCCCCATCTGGAGTTTTTTCAATTTTCCAAAGACCATCAATGTCTTCTCCGTCCATAAATCTTACAACATCAAAAGCAACTTTTTTGATACGATGTTGAACATCAGCTAATTTATATACTTTTTTTGCATTTAATTTTGCATCAAGAGCTTCGTAATCAATTACGTTTTTTTCCATCTAGTATACTCCAATAAGATTTTATGACTAATAATATGTTAATTAAATAGTAGAATTATTTGCCTATTCTTCTTGAAGTTCTGTTATTTTTAATAAAATTTCTTGAACTATTGGATCTTTCTCCAACATCTTCTCTAATTTTTTTCTAGCTCCGCCATATACCTTTTTGCCATTTTTATAATCAGTATTGCCATTAAATGATTTTGTTACAGAACTTTGATTAACTTTAAGTATTTTAGCAATATCCATTTGAGTCTTATCTTTAGCCATTAATTCTAAAACCTGATACTGTCTTTTAGTTAATCCTTGCTTAGCTACTCTCCAGAATTCTTTAAAAAGCTCTTCTCTTAAATCTAATAACATTTCTTTAACGTTTTCTGACCGTAATTGATCAAAATGACAACTATCAGAATATATAGTCAAAGTTTCCGGATCTGTTGGGGTTTCCATGATAACATGTTGATAACCGTTAGATCTGTTACTTGAAAAATCGCGTTCTTTCATATTACCTTACTAGTAAAAAATTTAAGTTTTTATGCTTTTTATAATATTCATCAACATCTTTTATGGATAAATCTGGGAAATTAATTATATTTATATTTGCCAAATTAGCATATTGTGATTTATATTTCAAAGCGGCATCTTTACCTTTAGAGTCATTATCAAATAACAAATTTATTTCTAAATCTGGTCCGCCATATTTCCTTAATAAATACAACTGGTAAGGATGAAATGATAAACCACCTAAAGCAACACAATTATATATACCAAAATGGTGCATAATCATACAATCTAATTGACCCTCAACTACAAATACTGAGTTTTTATGCAAAATAGCTTGTTTAGCTATCTCTAATCCATACAAAACATGTGTTTTAGTAAAAAAGTTGTATTTGTACTTGTCTATTTGCTTTTCTTTGCGTTCATCCTCTGCTAAAAAGGTACGACCACAAAAACCTACAATATAGCCAAAATTATCTTTAATAGGAAATATTAAATTATGGTAATGATAATGACTTATTAACGGATTAGTATTGAAATGATTAATATTTGTGTTTTTAAATATTAATCTTAGTTCTAATAACTCATCTTCATATTCAGATAATAAATCCAAATCAGCAGAACTTGGAAAGAAACCAAATTGTTTATTCTTAATTAAAGAATTAGAAAATCTATTTCTAATATAATTTAAACTTTCAGCTGCTTTTTCATTATCAAACAGTAATGATGAACATTTTTCTAATATTTTATGAAATTTATTAGAATCATTTATTGTTTTAA